TAATCCTTGATAGAATTTCATTTAAAAGCCTCCTTTAACTATCCACTTATTAAGAAGTGGTTGTGCTGGTTGTGGTTGTCGTCGAAGTGGTGGTTGTACTGAATCCCTGCGTATCATTGATCAGTTTTATCCACCAGCGCAGCTCCGGATGGACGGCCGGATTGTTCTGCAACCGACGACGACGTACTGCTGTTCCTTTTTTCGCCATGACTCAATTCTCCTTGTGTCCTAATCGAAAGTACTACAACCGTCCGGCCGATTAAGAGGTAGCGAGGTTAGTGATGGTTCCGTGCATTTCTTCCGGACCGTAGTCAACTCCCACATGTCCGTAGATCTGGCCTTTCTCTGATGCGCCCGTTTTACTCAGTTCCTCGTAAAACAGAACACCCTTCTCCGGAACTGGTAGAAACACCGGAACACAGAAAGCCAAATCGGCGATAAGAACGGTTGCGGCCGGAACATTCGGGGCCCAAATAATGCCGAGCTCAGCAAAGTCAGTCTCGATCAGCTTAATATTGGTGCCACCAATATTCCTGTCCTCCGGGGCATAGCCATAGATATTGGAGAACTGCTGTTTCTGAAATGCGTTGCAGAAAACAACCGGCTGCAAAAACTCAGAACCATTGGTCGCCATTGTTCGCAGGATTTGATCAATGAGTGACTTACTCAATGCAGCGGCTGAGGCATCCACCGAGTTAGTGCTACATGCAGTGATAACACCCCGAGTTTTGGCCGCCACGGCAGCAGAAGTGGCCTGCTGATAGGAACCATTAAGGAAGGTGTAGTCGATGTCCAACGCCAACTGGCGCATATGAGCATTGATCTGGAAGTCCCTTTCGTTTGCCACCGGCTGACCATCGGTAGCATCAATCAGGCCAGTTGTTGGATCGGCAGTTACCTGGCCCACAACTGACTGCTTCGCATAGCTCACCGAAACCTGGCGCTGCCAGATCTGGCAAGTATTGACATCCTGCGCGCGGACGTAAGTCCAAGGTGTGGGCGCAGTTAGAGAAGCAGTTTCTGTGATTGCAGGCTGGGAAGCAGCCTCAAGACCCCAGGGTTGGGCCAAAGGGAATTGGAAGTCGGCAACCGTGCGGACTCCACCACCCTGAAGACCACCGATCATATTCAGGAACGGAGTCTTATTGGCACCGATCAGATAAAGTTCACCCGTATAGTTCGGGCAATTCCAAACGGTTGCAGCAGCGTTTACATTCGCCATTTTGATTTCTCCTTAGGTAGTGATAAAGTAAATGATTAAGCTGCCCTCGCATTCTGCTTCAGCGCAAAAATGCGATTCTTAAGAGCGATTGCTTTACTCGTCTGTTTGGCAGCTATCGACTCGTCGTAGAGCTTCTGGAGTTTTGCGAGGTCACTTGTATCCACCGATTCACCACCGGCACCTTCACCACCTTGTGCACCAGATCCCCCACCATCACCACGAATGTAGTTATTCTTCTGGTGGTAAGTTTCCCAAAGGAGAGCCATCCCTTCGTTAAATTCGGCCGGTTCACCGGGATTCACTACACTATAGACCATATCATTCCTGGCCTTGTCATAGTAAACCCGAGTCACTAAAGACTCATGATCTTTTTCATCTTCCTGAACCATTATATTACGACCGAATATAGCTTCCGCTGCGTCGGGAGTCATAGTTGTTTTTCGTTTCTCTCCAACAAATAAAGGGTGCTGACTAAATTTGGCACCAACAGTGAGTTTCCGAATTTGGGCATCCTTCCGAGAATTTGATTCTTTCTCACTCGTGATAACACCTTCGAATGACTCTTTCTGTTTGGATAAATCCTGTTCATGAGCATCCTTCATTTGCCTTTTCATCGACTCGACTTTCTCTGCCTTTAGCCAGTCTTTTTCTTTGAAGTTCTCTACCGTCTCTATGGCTTTTGCTGCTTCCGCATGCCACTTTTCAACATCTTCGATTTCCTCAAAGACCTTGAACTTTGACTTCAATGTATCGCCAGCTTCACGGAATCTTTTATTTTCCTTGCCTAAGTCAATAATTTTCTGGTACATCTGCGGTGCGTCTACGGGAACTTCCTTCTCATCCTTATCCAAGTAGAGAGGTTTTCCATCCTCCGTGACTTTGACCTTGCCATCACCGTCCAAAGCTAATTTCTCAAACATGGTTTCCACCTCCTTGTCCCTTCCGGGAACGTTCATAAACAATTAAAAAGTTTAAATCATTTTAAATACAAAAGCAAACAAAAAAATCACCTTGCCCGAAACTTTACAAAAATCACCTCCTTTTAATTTAAAACATCTGTGAATGTATAACTTTTCCCCCATGGGAAAACTACAACCCAGACAACACTCTTCATGAGATCATTGTCTACATTCAGTATTGCAAAGTACCCTTTGCCAGTTTCAGCGGATTCTACCTCCGCTTGTGCTAACCACATATCATATGAATCATTTTTAATCAATGACATCTACTCCTATACGGCTGGACAGCTCTGTTAGTGCCATTTCAAAATACATGACATGATATATCGGTTTCACTACATCTTGGCGGTAGTCATCTATCTGTTGACTTTCAGGCACCCAGAACTCCCGTTTACTATTAAAGTATTTGTTCAGCTTGGCTGTGAGAGCTGTATCCGCTACAAGCAAGGTATATTGCACCGGAGCTGTCTTAGGATTCTCTTCGTAAACAATTTCGCCCTCGGCCTTAGTCAACTCGTCTCTTATGGTGTGCCGTATCATAATAAACTCTCTATATTAATGCTGTCAATTTCTGTTTTCATTTTTAAAGTAGTAGATTGCTTGGCATGCTTAAACCCATAGTCTAAACCACCGCGTCCGTCCATGACATTTATGCGGGCAAAGAAGTCTTCAATCCACTGTGAAAATTCCGGGTAGTACTTCTTCTGTTTTTTCCATTCACCTCGATTCATAGCCCAGTCCCATTTAGATTGCTCGTAGGTTTTGCCCGTTGGGAACATATCATCTAATTTTGACTTTTCACCATTTAATCTATTCAGCATCTGGTTATACTGAGGGCTACCTTTCGTGTAGTCTTTTAAAGCATGACTATGATTTCGCACCTTATGACTCAAACTTATCACTTCCTTGTCAAACTTATCTGATCTAAAGACAGTAAAGGCTTTATTGAATCGCTCTATCCCCATGGAAAACCACTGATGAGCTACACCCCCATCATCATATATACGGCCTTCATACTGGGCTATCCACTTGCCTTTATAATAATCACCGTCACCATTGTAGTATGTGCCTTTGGGCATGCCAGGATATTTCTGTTTGTCATATAATTTGCGGTATATAGCAGCTTCCTCTTCATTAGAGTACTGGTTAGGTGTCCATTTGCCAAAACGACGACCAAAGCTACGACCACCATTGCCCATGAAAGAGTCAATAGCATGGCCCATTTCATGTGCAAATTGCTGACTTACTGGATGACCGTACTTACTACTAAATATCCGAACTTGCTCGCTACGCTCTGGTTTAAAACCAGCCCGACCGTCATGGTCTACATATTCGGCCTTGAGACCATGACGTTCCATATCTGCCAACAACCTATACGGAACATGACTAACACCCTTTTCCATTTGATTTAATAGCACTTTTGTGTGCCCTGATGAAACCCCTGGAAAATAAGTCATATTGTCTATTAATTCTTTCCGACGTGCCTGTAACTCCTTCCACGGCAAAGAGTTGTAGTAGTTAACTTCAGCATTGAAAAGTCTATCATAGTCGGCGTCTTTGGGCCAGCCACCCAAAACCTTTATCTCGTCAATTTTATGTTGCTCAGCCTCCCATGCAGCCTTCAGTTGCTTACGACTACCCAACTTGGCTGGAGTCACCGTGGGGGATACTGGCGTTGGCTGTAGCTTCCCTGAATCCAAGGCATCCAAATCTACAATCCGAGCTTTAATCGTTTTACGTTTAAGTAGTAGTTTAGCTTCAGCACGATGGTAGCCATTCCACAGTATGAGCTCACCGTCATGTCGAACTATTATCGGTAACTCGTCTCCTTCTGGGAAATTAGCCCGAATAAGTCCCCGCATCCTGTCTTTTTCCACAAAGTCCTGCACACCCTTTAGCTCGGCAATCTTTACAGTCTTAACAATCTCGGGTGCATCCAGATCCCGCGCTCGCTTTACTTTTCCGGCTATCTCATCTTCCAGATCACTGACTTCCTCCCGCACCAGCGGAATACTCGACCTGGCATTTGGGCCTTTTAAAGTTGGTGAGCCCCACTCGTCCACTGTCTCCAGCTTTTCAAGCCGACCCATAGCTACCTTTTGTTTACGATCAAGACCCTCCAAGTCAGGCTTTACAACAGGAGCAATAGGCTCCGGCTCTGGTGGCTTTGGAGGAGGAGGCTTGGGTGGTGGTTTGACAGGAGGTTTGACAGGTGGTTTGACAGGAGGTTTGACTCCTTTCCTCAGCACATCATCTACAACCAATCCTTCTGACTCCCATGCCGATATAAATGCTTGGCGTTCAGCATCATTCAATTCATTCTGCCAAACTTTAACTCTGGGCGTGCCTTGTTTGACTTTGACTCCCTTGCGCATCTTTGCCCTGAGTCCTGTCAATGCTGTCTGTGTGGCTTTATCAAAGGTATCCCAACTGCGGCCACCTTCAGGATTTTTCCAACCAGGCGGTGGCCCCGAAATTTGATAGTCTTCGATGCCTTTAATCCAACTCTTCTTAACAGCTCGCCAATGATGCCTACAATTCCAACCACCTCTGTAGGCCAAGGCCGGACCTCGTTTACCACTCCAGTTAAAATCCCAAGAATTAATTTCTTCTACGCTGAAAGCCTGCATAACTCGCTGAGCACAGAAGTCACGAGTAGTGGCCATAATAGTGCCCACATACATCATGTGCTGCATACCATTCTGACGAGCTTTTTCCACATGCACAGAATTGTAAAAATTCATAATCCCGTCGTTGGCATATAGTTCGGCGTATTTGGTAAGTGGCCGTCCTCGGGCATCTACCTGGCCTACAAGGGCCGCATTTATTTGCTTAACCAAGTCATCATATGGGGCTCCAGCCGCAACCATATTATACATCGACTGAGTTATCTTTTCCTGCGCCTGCCTACCGATAGTAGTAAACTCCAAAAGATTTTGCTCACCTAACTCCTTCATCATTGTTTTGTCTATATCGGTATAACGACTGATTACATTAAACTCTTCAAAGTCATTTTGTATCAATTCAGATATTTCACTGTAGCCAGCCACCTGCTCCCGTACCTCACGGCCATACTCTTCTTCAAATATCTGCGCCATACGGGTATGTAAGGCTTGCGCTTTTTTAAGATTGACTCGTGGCCCCACTAAACGACCAGCATCAGTGGTTTGCAAGGTAGAGAACTCTGAGACGATTCGAGATTCCACGTTTCTTATGGATTTTAACAATCGCCGCTGATTTACCCTTATTTTATTTTCCAACACCGCAGACGTCCGCTCGCTTTGCTCAATTACCGCATCTACGTCCGGCTCCGGCTTATTTTTTCGCTTTTGCTTTGCCATTTTATCCCTTCAGAAAAAATCGAGTCAGAGTGTTTAGCTCTAATCTTTCTTCTTCATAAAGTAGCTCAAAAGGTAGTACTTGCAAGATTGTCTTTGACACCCACTTATCCTTAATTGCTCTATCCCAATCATGTACTACCACCACATCACCAGTTTTAAGCATAGGCGCATATGTTTTAAATTCCCATGGCTTATCAATGCAGTCACAGAAGACAACAGACATCCCCGTCCTCTGTATAACGGTCTTCACCTCTTCTACACTCTTATCGACATAGATATTGCCCGTTTGAATTTTTTTATGCAACTGAACTAATTTCTTAATCGGTGTGTCCTTATAAGAGCCACTCCTGTTTTTATCATAGCCATGATAGTCCGCATTTATATTATGGCACCACAGGGCAAAGTAGGTACTCATACCACCATTATCACAACCCAATTCGAGGAACCGCCGAATCTTGTCCTTGTAGGCAAATAAGAACTTCTCCCATACGTAAAAAGCAGTGAACGGCTGATCGCACTTCTCCCCAAATATCGTTACATTGGGTGCATTCAGCTTGGCATTCAAGTCATAGTTATTACTACGTGCTATTGTGAACCCACTATTCTTTAGCGTTTTTGTACCCACTTCGCATACCTCCATACTATAAGTACAAAACAGACAGGGCACCACAAGATTGCCTCCCAACACCACGTACCGGCCTTCATCTCGGCAACAATAGAATTTATGAATCCATCGTTTGAAGCCCTAACATGCTCCTTCCAATGAAGGACGGAATGAGTTGTGTTTAGAATTCTTTGATTCATTTTGCCTCTTTTCCTATGGTACAGTCGTAGTCGTGCTTGTGGTGGTTGAAGTTGTAGTCGTTGTAGAGACCTGCATCTGTGCAAGCGACAGCTCGTTAACATGCAACTCATGCATGACGTTACCGCCAATAACAGGATGTATAACGCGAACACGAACGTTATCTGTACTGGCTTCCCACCAGTCACCGTCTCCCGCTGCCTCACATTCAATTATTTCGTCAGCACTCATAGACTGACTTAACTCACCACCGGTTAAAGCGACCCAATCGGTAGCGTTGTAGTCATACATTTCAATACGTGGATTATTCGGAGCTCCATGGTTCCCCGTATAATAGCCAACGAAGCGAACCTTTAAACGATTGCCCTTGGGAACAGGCTTAAAGTCAGCCGTGATGACAACAGCACCCACCCCAGTGACTTCTCTGGCATGCATACTCCACTTGTCCGTAAACCATGTGTACTTAGCATATTCACGCTCGCCAGAATTGTCTTCAGTTCCCGGATCCACTACTACCTGCCAAGCATAACGCCAACCACCTTCCCGGTTCCCTAATTGACGCTGCTTTTGGCCGTGCGCCCGATGCATCCTTCTCCTCTGTGGTTTTAGTTTCC